GCCTATGAAACAATGACACAATACAAAAAGAACGTAAAACAAGAATTAACAATTCGTCAACCGAGCAACAATATTGTAACAAAATCAATCGGTTACGACAAAACAAACTATTCAGAACACGACATCGAAAAACTTGAAGCCAAAACGGGGCAACGTTCCTCAATGTTTGGTAAGCCGACCGAACAATTAAGAAAACAAGAGTTCGGCGAAACAATGGTTTCAAAAACAAAATACACTCCAAAAGCGACAAGGGTTGCTCGTGGTGGCAGTTATAAGAAACTTGTTGACCGTGATAAGTTAATCGCAAGATTAAACACAAAAAGGATTGATGATATTGCAAAAAACCCAATACACGGTTCAGCCGAAAAACAATTTAATCAAGTTGTAGCCGTTGTTCATAATACACACGAAGCGATTAATTTTATTCCCGATAGTACAACAAAACGGGGTAAATTTGGGATTATACATTTTAAAGATACGGGGACAAGGGTAAACAAAAAAACAAAAAAGAAAACAATCAAGGGACATTCGGGTAAACTCCTTTATTCATTCGAGGACAAAACTCAAGAATTGCACGAACGCCCGATGTTAAAACCTGCAACAGATAAGGCAACGGGTAAAGTTGGCGAGATTTTTAAGGAGGAAGCCGAAAAGAGAATTTCAAAAGAAATGTCAAAAGGCTTAAAGAAATAACTTACTCGTCCCCAAAAGGTTAAGAGTAATGATATTAACAAAAAAAGAATTTGCTGAACATTTTGGATATAAAAACGAGCGTTCTCTTTTTACCGTAATCAAAAACGGCTCTCTCGTGCTTAACACGGACGGTTTGATTGACACAACCGAGAACGAGGAATTTTGCGAGCAGCGTAAGGAGTTGCTAAAAAAACGAGATAAGAAAAAGGCAAAAGAAAAAGACAAAAAAGAAAAACCCGAAAAGGATTCGCACCAACTCTCGCTTCAGATTGACGAATTAAACGCCAAGTTGGACGAGCGACGTTTAAGGGGTGAACTTTTAAAGTTAAAAATTGCTAAAGATAAAGGTTCGGTCGTTGAAACTTCGGTTCTTAATAACGTTATAAAAATGGCGTTTGAGGATATGATGAAAACGCTCGTTGAGTTCCCGAATATTTACGCAAACGACATTATTAACCTTGTTAGGGCAGAGGAAGAACCAAAAGAAATCCTTGTTGAGTTTTTGACGGACAAAGTAACGGAAGCAATAAAAATGGGCTTGGCAAACGCCAAGCAAGCAGCAAAGAAATATTATAAGGGATAACGATGTTAAACACGTTGAGCAATAGCGAACAAATAGATAATATTTTCGACGTTATTAACACTTACATTCCACAAAATACGCTTATCGCTTGCCCCGATTGGGCAGAGGATAACCGTTATATGGACTCAAAAATCACGGGTCGAAGTGGACAATTCTCTTTTAAGAACGCTCCATATTGCAAAGAGATTTGCGAATGTTTTTCAAAAAACAACCCGATTCAACAAGTGGCGATTATGAAAGGCGTTCAATTAGGGCTTACAACGTCCGTAATTGAGAATGTTATCGGTTACACGATTGACGTTTGCCCGTCGCCGATGATGTTTGTTTTCCCGAATGAGAATGAGTGCAAATCTTATAAAAAAACAAAGATTGACAACTTGGTTGATAATTCGGGCTTGCGTGAAAAAATTGCTGCTGAAACCGATAACCGTAACACGAGAAGAACGGGCGACACGGCGTTATTATTAGAGTTTAAAGGTGGTTTTTTAAAACTCGCTTCAGCAGGAAACCCGAAACAATTACGTTCAACGGCGATAAAACTTTTGTTTTTGGACGAACTCGACGGTTACGTTGATTCGATAAGAGGTGAGGGCGACCCCGTCGAGATTGCCGAAAAAAGAACGGACTCTTATATTACGTTAGGTCGCAAGATTTGTTATAACTCAACTCCTTTGTTGGCTCACAAATCCAAAATAAAAGTTTATTACGATAAAGGCGACAAACGTAAGTTCTTTGTTCCTTGCCCGATTTGTGGCGAATATCAAGAACTCGTTTTTTACAAGTCAGACGGGGGCGAATATCCCGACGACAAAGCCGTCATAAAAGATAAAACAAAATCAAAACCTTACGGGCTTATCTTTGACGTTGCTCAATGTAAAGAGGGCGATTTTTCAAGTGTTCGTTATCGTTGTTGCCATTGTGGGAACGATTTTAAAGATTATCACAAAAAATCAATCGAATTAAAAGGCGAATGGCGACCAACAAAGAAATCAACCGTTCCGAATTATAGAAGTTATCACATTTCGGCTCTTTATTCTTTGACGAAGTGTTGGGAAAACATTGTATCGGATTTTATTAACGCTGGGAGCGACCCGAAAAAATTACAGTCGTTTTTTAACCTTGATTTGGGCTTACCTTTTGAGGATAGAACGGGAGGGGTTGAATATCAAACCGTTCACCGATTGAGGGACGAAACGCAAGAGAAAAATGTTGTCCCAAAAGAAGCGTTATTTTTGACTTGTTGTGCCGACGTTCAAGATGACCGTATCGAAGCAGAGATTAAGGCTTGGGGTAATCGTTATCGTTGTTGGGGGATAGACCATAGAGTATTTTATGGAAACCCGAACGACATTTACGATAAATGTTGGCAAGATTTTCGAGCCATAAAAGACGAAATATTTACGGACAAACGTCAAATTGAATTGATGTTGGTCGATTCGGGCGACGGTGAAAAACGAGATGTTGTTTACAGTTTTTGCGACACGTTTGGCGACAACTTGATAATGCCGTTAAAAGGCTTTGTTTCGACAACAAGAACAAAAGAAAAATTTAAAATCGTTGACATAAAAGAATATGAGGATATTTTCCTCGTTGAGATTTATGTTGACTTATATAAAAACAGTTTAGCAAGATATTTGAGCCAAGAGGAACGAATTGACGACGATTATCCCGACGGCTGGTTTACTTTTGCTAATTCTTACAAGGACGAGTATTTTAGACAACTCACAACCGAGCAAAGAGTTAAGGTTAAAACTCCGTCGGGTGTTGTAAAACTTAAATGGGAGCAACACGGGAGAAACGAAGCGTTCGACTTGAATGTTTACAACTTGGCAGCAGCCGACATCGTTATTCAACAATACTCGGCTTACTTGGGTTATGAATCATCGAACCCAAGAGAGGTTTTTGAGTTTCTAAAAACAAAAAGACAAAATGAGGGAATTTAAAAATGGCGTACTCTAAAGAGGAAATAAAAGAAACGCTAAAAACATTAAAAGAAGCGTACAAAAGAGCATCCGAGTCGGGAGGTGTTGTTTCATACTCTATTAACTCGGGGCAAGGTTCAAGTTCCGTAACGTCGGCTTCGTTAAGTAGTTTAAGACAAGAAATCCAATATTGGCAAAATCTTTTAACCGAGATTGAACAATTTGAAACAGGTTCACACGTTACGGCGATTAGGGGGTTAAACGGACTATGAATATTTTTCAAAAAATGTTTAGTAAACGCACACAAGCCCCAAGAAGTGAGCCGTTGGGTATGATTTATCCGACGGGGTCGCTTATGGGTTACACGTTCGACGGCGAGTTAGAACCTGGAGCGTTAAACGATGTTTATATTTATGACGTTGATTATTACACGTTAGCCCGTCGGGCTTATACGTTGGTAACAACAAACGAGTTCGCTCGGATATTGATTAAAAGGTTGACGACGTTTATTGTTGGACAAGGCTTAAAACTTCGACCTTTACCAATGAGAAATTTTTTAAAACGTGTTTATAAAATAAACACTCCCGAAGATTTCTCGAAACAAATCAAGGAATATTGGAGTTTATTAGAGGACGATAAAATAATTTCGGCAACAAAAGACTCCGATTTGCACGAGTTGGCAAACATTGTTCAATATAACGGCTTGATTGCTGGTGATGTTCTTATTATTAAACGGGTAATCGACGGAAATTTAGAATATCAAATCGTAAACGGTTTAAATGTTTATTCTTCAAGAAGTTACGGCGAGGGCAAATCAAAAGACATCGACGGCAAAGAATATAACAACAAAATCGTTGACGGAGTGGAAATTAACAACAAAGACGAACCCGTTGCTTATTATGTTGTCGATAAAAATGGCAAAGAAAACCGAATATCGGCGAGGGATTCCAAAGGGCGTTTAATTGCTTGGCTTGTTCCAATCGGGACAAAAAGATTGGGTTCGCCAAGAGGTTATTCGGAACTCGGGGCAATCTTGCAAAAGTTACACAAGATTAATTCTTATACGAACTCCGAAGTTATGGCAGCCGAAGCAAACTCAAAGTTTGCCGTTGTGGTTGAGCAAGAAAAAGAATCGAACGGTATAAATCCGATAAAAGGTATTCCAGGACTTGCAAGAGGTATTCAATCGGACATCGCCAAAATGCCAACAGGGGACGGCGAGCAATCAAAAGAAATTAGCAATCTTAAAAACACATTTAAGCGTATTGCTTCAGCGTTAGCGATATTTATGC